ACCGCGCACGTTTTTAGGGTTAGAATCCTAGAAAATATGTTACAATAAACCTTGACAAGGAGAATATATGGCGGGAACACGAGCAAGCGGCAGGCCGAGTGTAACTGCACAGACGGCGGTTCGGGGTGAGCAAGTCCCGCCGGACATGCCAGAAGATTTGGTAGGCGAGCACGCGCAAAAGTTGTGGAAGATTGCCTGCGAGTCATTGCCGCACGTTCTACGGCCGCTGGATTTCGCAGTCTTGAGGCTGTGTTGCATGGCGTACCAATCGGCTATTGACTTGCACGAGGCTGGAGAGTCAAAGGAAGCGTCCAACGTTTCTAGAACGTTTGAAAGCTTGGCTGCGAAGATCGGGCTAACCCCCTCAAGTCGCAGGGTGGTTAAGCCTGTGGAAACCTCCGACGATGACCAAGACGGGGACGCGTTTGCTGAATGGCTGAAGAAGGGAAGGCTTAATTGAGTCGCGGCATAGCTTTGATGGACGACTACATTCACGGCGTGCTCGATGGGAGTATTGTCGCAGGTCGTCACGTCATCGCTACTGTCGAGAGACACGCGGCCGATATCGACAGGCAGAACACCGATGGGTTTGAGTTTGTCTTTGACAGGGAGCTAGCTGAGTTTGCCATCGAAGCGTTCCCGATGCTATTTCGTCATACCATCGGACAGCACGCAGACACTCCGTTTGAGCTTTCACCCTGGCAAGCATTTATTGTAGGTTCATTATTCGGCTGGGTGGATCACGAACGGCTGAGAAGATTTCGCAGGGCTTATGTAAGCGTTGCAAGGAAGCAGGGTAAATCTACTCTTGCTGCTGGCATCGCCATTCTTATGGCAGCGTTTGACAACGAGGAACAAGCACAGGTTTACATCGGCGCTACGAAGTTCGATCAGGCTAAGATTGTGTTTAATGAAGCACAACGAATGATCCGCAGAAGTGCGATTTTACAAAGGTTGTTCGATTGTAAAGTGGCGCAGTTAAACCACACTAGAACGAACTCTTACATCCGTCCGTTGGGATCGGACAAAGCCTTTGACGGTCTTAATCCACACGTCATTGTCCTAGATGAAATACACGCATGGAAGGAGCAGCACAGGCCATTCTTCAACACGATCCGAACCGGCTCGGCAGCACGATCACAACCCTTGCTGTTTCTTATCACAACCGCTGGAGATAACCTATCAACTATCTGGAAGGAGGAAAACAAGTACGCCATTGACGTAAGCGAAGGACGCGTGGTTGATGAGATCACTTTTGGATTCGTTGCGTGCCTTGATCCATCCGATGATATCTTTGACGAATCCGCGTGGCCAAAAGCAATGCCCAATTTAGGGGTTAGCGTTCAAGCGGAATACTTCAGGCAGGAGGCAATTAAGGCGCGGGAAAGCAATCAAGAGAAGAACGTATTTACCAGGTACTACGCAAACCGAGAAGTGACTTCCAACGAGCAGGCAATTGATCCTAGCTTTTGGGATGACTGTCTAGTTACAGAGCTAGGAGACTGGCGTAAGGCGTCGGCGGTTTGCGCAGGTATCGATGCCGGTGGCGTCAATGACCTTATGGCGTACTCAATAGTCGCTCGCTTTCCCGATGGAGTAGATGACGACAAACGCCCTCGGTGGAGATATGAATTAAGATCTCAGTGTTACATCGACGCGGAGACGACAAGGAATCTGAAGGAATCTCCGTGGCTTGACTGGGTGCAGAGTAAGAAGCTTATCGTTACAAGCAATCTGTACGCAAGAGTCAGGGAAGATTTGATTGCCGATATGCTAAGATATAAAGTGAAGCAGGTTGGCTTTGATCCGTGGAACATGCAGCAGATGGCGGAAGAGATGCAACGCGCAGGATTTGAACCTATACGAATCCAGCAGTCACGGTACGCAATGCATGAACCTACTTCAATGCTGTTGGACTTGATACGGAAAAAGAAGATCACGCACGACGGGACACAACCAATATACCGATGGGCATTAGGTAATTTGGTCGTCAATGTCGATGCAAATAATCGGTGGATGCCGGACAAGAAAAAGAGCGGGGAAAAGATTGATCCTGTCGTAGCGTCGATTATGGCTTTACGTTGTGCGTCACTAGCAGCACAGCGTCCACGTGGCAATTTGTTTGTGAGCTAAATATGTTTAGCCTAAAGAACCCCGTTGATTCGTTCCTAAAATGGCTTGGCGTATCCACTACTGGAGAGCCTCAGGTATCTGAGGAAACCATGCTAGGGTGTGCTGAGATTTGGTACGCCATCAATACAATTGCAGGTGATGTAGGCAAAATGCCACTAGAGCCAAGACGGTTTAGCGATAGGCTGAACTTCGTCGATACGTCAAACGTGTACTACCGGCTGCTGAGAGATGAAGCGAACAGGTACCAAACGGCGGACGTTTTCAAAGAACAGCTACAGGCCCACGCTCTTTCTTGGGGTAATGGGCGGGCGTTTATCGTTCGTGGAGCGCGGCCGGAACTGCTGCCCTTACGTCCTGATTACAGTTGGTCGGTTATGGTTGATGGGGAAAAGTGGCACGTCACACAACCGGAAAGCGATGACCCGTTAGAATCTTTCGTTGAACTACGAGAGCGTTTGCCGATGGGCGATATTCCCAGAGGCATGTACGCAATTCCTGACAGAGATGTACTTCACATCATGGGGTTTGGTTATTACGGAATCGAAGGGCGTTCAATCGCTACGCAGTTTAAGGAAATGATCGGCACTGCCCTGGCGTCTCAGCGGTACAACAAGGATCAACTAAATAACGGCATGGCTGCTAGGATCATGCTAGAAGCACCTATTGGAGCGATTCAAGACGAGGAAGAAGCGCAAGCGATGCTTAAAGCGTTTCGGGAAAACTACTCGCGAAAGAACAAAGGCGAGGTAGTTGGCATGTTGCGGGAGGGAATCAAAGCTGCGGACGTTTCCCGAATGTCCAACATTGACGCGCAGTTTTTGGAACAACGCAAGTTTACACGACAGGAGATTATGCTTGTCTTTGGACTTCAGCACATTCCTGGTGATGATTCGAGCGTTTCATACAACAGTCTGGAACAGAAACAACTAGCGTACCTTGCGTCATGTTTATCCCGCTGGCTAACGCGGTGGGAGATGCAATGCGACATGAAACTACGCAGCCCTGTAGAGAAGCGAAACAACAACCTGTTTTTCAAATTCAATAGAGGGACGTGGTTGCAGATGGACGCACCCGCAACGGCAGATGTGCTCACAAAGTACCGTTCCGCAAAGATCATGACGCAGAACGAATGCCGAGATAAACTTGACTTGAATCCTGTAGAAGGCGGGGATGTGTTCGAGAATCCGAACGTCACGACGAATGAAACCAACCAAACCGTCGATCCCGATCAGGTTTCTACCGCAGTTCAAAATACCGCGGCCTACCTTGCGGCTCAGGTGTTGTTTGACAAGTTCCTGGAAACCGAATGTCAACAAGTTGAAAAGGCAATTAACAGTAAGAATATTATTGACTGGATCGAGCGCAAGTATAACACTTGGGCTAAGACGTACGAGAGGCAAGCGACGAAACTAGGCGTTGAGCCTGAATTGTTTGTTGAGGATTTATTAAATCGCAAGGAGCAACTGTTGCAGGCTTGCGAATGTCAACCGGAAGAACTACGGAACCGCGTTCTAAGCGTGGTTCAGGAATGGAGAACAGTATGATAATGGTTAACACCGATAGTCGAGAAGTTTTTATCTACGACGAAATCGGCCCGTCTTGGATGGGCATGGACTCCGCGGAGGATATGGTTCGAGCTTTAGCTATGCTAGGCGCTGGGCCTGTCAGCGTACGAATCAACAGCCCTGGCGGAGATGTGTTCGCAGGATATGCGATGTACAACAGTCTCCGAAAGCATAACGGGAAAGTCACTACCTACAACGACGGATTAGCAGCCAGTGCGGCGTCGGTTGTTCTTCTCGCAGGTGAGGAGCGAGTGGGATCGGCGTTGTCTCAGGTAATGATTCACGAAGCATCTACTATTGCTTTTGGAAACGCGGATGACTTTCTAAAGGTTGCGGACCTATTGAAAAACATCAACGGACAGTTGGCGGATTTGTACGCTACAGTCTCTGGGGCTTCCAAGGACGACGTTCTAGCGATGATGGCGGACGAAACCTGGCTACCTATGGATTCGGCAATGGCGATGAAGTTTTACACCAAGAAGGACGACGACGAAAGCTATCAGGGCGTGAATCGTCAGATCGTTCCTAAAGGAATGTACAAGCACGCGCCAGAAGCGTTTTTGAAACCCGAACAAATGCTTAAGCTTGTCAAGAATCGGCCGGATGCCGAGAAAGAAAAGCGATACGAAAAACTTTTTAACTTGACAGGCGTTGACCTTCGCGTAAAATAACACGCACAACTGAAACCGCATAATCTGCGTCGGCTATTTAGCGGCGGGTTTGCAGGCCACGAATACTCAATTCATGGCTGGCGAACCTTTCCGTGGCTCCGTCAGCCCATACGGAGTCCAGAATGAAAACCGTTCCAGAACTGAAAAACGAAATCGAGCAGCTGCGAGTCAAAGCAGCTGCCATCGCTCAATTGGCACGCGACGAAAAGCGTGAGCCATCGAAAGAAGAAGTTGCGGAGATTGACCGCATTCAAGGCGTCGGCGAAAGCACTGGCGTTATTGGGCAACTGGAAGAGCAGTTGGTCCGAGCCGAGAAGCTGGAGAAGTTGATGGCACAAAGCGCCATCAAGAAAGTGCAGAACGCACCACAGCGCGAAGGCCAGCCAGTCATCAAGGTCAAGCCAATTGCAGGAAAGCTCAAAAGCTTTAAGGGCCAAGATGCCGAGCATGACGCTTGGGTATCGGGCCACTACTTTGCCGCTGCGTTGTACGGAAACGATAACAGCAAGCAATGGCTGGCAGAGCGTGGCTATCAGGTCAAGAACGCCCACTCGACTGGAGATAACTCCAAGGGTGGTTACGTCGTTCCGCAAGAGACGGCAGCAACTATCATTCGCTTAGTTGAGGACTTTGGCGTTTTCCGTCGCAACATCGGGACCGTGTTTCCAATTGCAAACGGTTCTCTCCAAGTGCCTAAGCGAGCAGGCGGGTTTACCGTCCGTCATCCTGGCGAAAATCAAGAGATTGTCGAGAGCGATGCATCGTTCTCTATGGTTGAACTGACTCCGCATAAGGCAGCAATCCTTACCAAGCTATCAAGTGAGCTTAACGAAGACGCCTTGCCATTGCTGGCAGATTTTCTTGTTAACGAGTTCGCTTACGCCTTTGCCGTTGATGAGGATACTTGTGGATTCCGCGGCGATGGATCGTTGGCAAGCAATCGAATTACCGGATTGGAAAGTGCTCTGAATACCGGCGCTATTGCGATTGCAACCAGCGAAACTTCGTTTGGTGCCTTGACAATGGCTAGCTTCTTAAAGGCAATGGCACAAGTCAAGCAATATCCCGGCATGCGTCCAGCGTGGTATATTCACTCCGCAGGGTATCATGCTTCGATGGCGAGACTGAAGGCAGCTAGTGGCGGCAATGCCATTAACGATTTGCAGATGGGATTCAATGCAGAGTTTCTTGGGTTTCCCGTCATCTTTACGCAGGTTTTGCCTAGCACGCTGGCAACTAACAGTAATGCGAAGGTCGCTTACTTTGGCGATCTTAGCTTGGCCTGTGCGATGGGCGACTCTCGACTGGTCACGATTGCGTCCAGCACTGAGCGTTACTTTGAAAACGATCAAATCGGCGTGCGTGCAACTCAGCGATATGATATCCAAGTGCACGACCGCGGTACCGCATCTGAAGGTGCGGCCGTTGTGGCGCTCCAGTTAGGCTAGTCCATCTTTTCCCCCGGATGGGAGCGGTGGCTAGTCATTGATTGGCTGCCGCTTTTGATTACAACTTACGAGAGAGAATACAAATGAAGGCATTACAAGGAACTCGGGTAGTCCTCGGGTTGGTCGGCCAGGCGGCTGCAACGACTCCGCGGACCGCTTTGATTGACACGCTAAACGCTTCTAGCTGCAAGCTGTTGGTTGCAACCGGAGCAAACACAAACGCGACTGCGGCTGTAACGGTAGCTGTTTCCAGCGGATCGAATGGAACGTCAACCACGGGTTATACGTCGGTTGGAAGTTCTAGCGGCTCTGCTACGATCAGCGCCGTGCAAGTCGTGGATATCGACATGCGAGGCAAAGACCGCTACTTGTACATCACCGCAACTCCTGGCACTGCCGGAACCACCGATCAGGTTGCCGTTGGCTCCATTGTTGCTGTGATGGAAATGGGCCTGGCGCCAACAAACAGCACGACCCAGACGGGTAACGTTGTTCTCTAACCATTAACCATCCGGGGGAAACGCGATGGAAATTAAAGTTGTCGGCGTAATGACGCTGCCTAGATACTCCTTGACCTTGACTCGTAACTGGATTGACCGAGCGTTTAATCAACTCGGCGTTGGTATACGGATTAAACAAGGAGTATTTTACGGACAGTGCATGCAAGAGCTTCTGCTTGACGCTGCGAACGACGGAGCGGACTACGCGATTACGATTGACTTCGATTCGCTGTTCGGTCCTGAGCACGTCAAGCGACTCCTAAATGTCATGGTCGAGAATCCGCACATAGACGCGCTAGCAAGCCTGCAAGCTAGACGCGGAATGAAGTATCCACTGTTTACCTGTTTTGGGCAGGAAGCAGTGACCTTTGAAGGGAAGCCATTAAAGGTAAGTACAGCACACTTCGGGCTTACTGCGATTCGCATTGAGTCACTAAAGAAGTGCGAGCTACCTTTATATCAGGGGCAGCCCGGCGCGGACGGAAGGTACGGCGAAGACCGGATAGACGATGATATCTGGTTTTGGCGACAGTGGGAAAAGGCAGGCAACAGCGTATACGTTGACAGCGGTTGCAGTATTGGGCACGTTGAAGAAATGGTTGCCTACTACGACACAGACGGAACGCACCAATTTGCATACCCAGCAAAATGGATTGAGGATAACATATGCTAGACAAACGTTGTCGATTGCTGCGTGACTGGAGCTATCGAACGGCTGGCACAGTGCTAACACTTAGTCCGGGGCAAATTGAGATTATGCAAATGCAGAACCTGATAGAGGTGCTAGATGCTGATAACGAAACAATCGCAGATCGTGACAGCACCAGTCGTCAGCGTGGCAGAACTGAAAAAGCACGTCGGGATTGACTTCAACGAAACCTACTACAACGACATGCTAGAGTCGATGGAGGCTGCGGCTGTCGAGTACATAGAAAGTCGCTCGCGTCTTACGCTCCGGCAATCCACCTGGCTTGTAACCGTTGAAGAGTTTCCGAAGGATCGCGAGCCATTAGCACTTCCTATTTGGCCTATCCTTGACGCGTCTACGGTTGTTGTTCAGTACACTCCTCCTGTTGGATCACTGACAACTCTTACAGGGACGCAGGTTGCTATAGCAAGCCCGCCTGCTAGTGTCTATCCCGATCCCGTTGAGTATTGGCCTGAGACGCTCGAAAACAAAATCGACGCGGTAAGGATTACATTCACAGCAGGTTGGACGATTGCTACAATTCCTGCGATGGTGAAGCACGCAGTTAAGTTGCTAGTGGCGCATTGGTTCCGTAACAGGGAAACGGTTATAGTCGGTTCTATTTCTAAGGAAATGGAACATGCCGTCGATAGGCTACTGGTTCAGTTCCGTCGAAACTTCTTCACGCCGTTTGGAGTCTTTCAATGACGACTCTAAACTCCGGTCAACTTAGGACTCGTATTGAGTTTGAACGCAGAACGACGGCTCAAGGTTCCCGCGGGCAATCGACTAACAGTTGGGAGCTTTTGGGAATCCGCGATTGTCAGTACCAATATCTAAGCGGTAGAAAGCTAGAGTTAGCAAGGCAGCTATTTGCTAGAGCTACGATTGAGGTTCGACTGCGAAGGCCATTTGACTTTGAACTTAAACCGCAGGACCGCGGAAAGATTGGCAGTTTGGTTTTGACTATCGGAAGTGCTTTGCCGTCAGACGAAAAATTTGATGACCTCGTTCTATTGTGCGAGGTTGAGCAATGATTGCACAGTTGAACAAAAAGCAAGTGGCTGATCTAAAACGTATGCTTGTGGTGGTGCCTAAGAAGATTCGCAACAAGATTCTTAGAAAGGAACTTAGAGCAGCCGCCAAAGCTTTAATAGCTCCGTCAAAAAGTGCGACTCCTGTCAAGACTGGGACGCTAAGAAAAAGCGTAAAGGCACGCTCGGCGCGATCGAGAAAAGCGGTAGCGATGCGTGTTGGGTTTAGCGACAAAGCATTTACAGGGGATACCTTTTACGGCTCCTTTCTGGAATGGGGCTGGCAAGTTGGCAAGCGGCCTTCTAAGACAATTGCAGGAACGGAAAAGGATACGAGGACGCAAGTTAAGCCTAGGTTCATTTTGAAGCGTGTGGCTGAAAGGCTCGGCCCTGCTTTGATGGAAAAGGCTTTGCAAAATATCCGGCGGTTAATTGCACTGGAGGCACGCAATGCCTAGCACGCTTGATATAATGGAGGCCATCGCCGCGTTACTTCGGGCCGGTGCGAATATGTCAACGGTTCATGTAGGCGAAGTCATCCCAGAGGGAAATACGAAGAACTACGTTTACATGATTCGGGCAGGTGAGCAACTTGCAGAAGACCTAAACAACTTGATCGACATTGACAGTATTTCGGTAGACATTGAGTGCGTGTCTAACGACATTGACCAATGCCGAACGCTAACCCAGCGAGTCAAGTGGTTGTTGAGAGGGTACGCACAGCACAGCGTAGACTTCCTAGATGACTTTGGAATCAGCCGAACGATTCATGGGTTTATGGTTGAGGATCACGACGACACCTACATTCCAAGGGCTTTAGAGAACGACGATCAAGTACACATTGGGGCGATGAATGTAACCGTGCTATACGGGGGAATATGTTCAGTGGTGAATAAAGTAGGACCAGGACCAGGAGCTTAATATGAGTACCGCAAAAGGGCAAGGCGTAACCATCTACGTCAACCCAACGACCGTAACATCCAACACCGCGTACGTTCTTTGTGCAATTTCAAACGAAGGCGGCGGCCGTGAATCGGACGTAATCGACGTTGAGCCGTGCTTGCAAGATTCGCTTGTAGCACGAACCACGCAAGACCCGAAATACACGGCGATCACGGTTCAGCTTAAAGAAGCGTTTAGCACTGCGGCTAACGTTTCCTCAGCATTGGAAGCTCTGGCGGGTGGCACACAGGAAGTTCTTTACACGAAAAAGATTCCTTTGGCCACTCCGGTTTACATGCGGAAACAAGGTCTGATCGTCTCGTACATTCCTGACGCTGTGGATCGTGGGCAGGATATGAGCGCTACGATGGTTATCCAGCCTACGTCGGGTTGGACGACTTCAACTACCGCACCATCAACCTAATGTTCTAGGGGGAACAGATGAAGCGAGAAGATTTCATTGCGGCTATGACCGCAAGAAACCCTGTGCAAGTTAACTTGAGTTGCGGCGTGGCGCATGTTATGCCGCTAACTCGAGCGCAGTTTGACAAGTGTACGGAACTAGCGGCGAAGATGCAGCAGGATAACATGAACCCTGCTCGTGCCGGTGCGTTGCGGTGGTACGCGATCAAAACTGCGTGGGTGGACGAAAGCGGGAATCCAATACTGACCGATGAGGATCGAGACGTATTTGACAAGTTCTCCGCAGCGGATACCGAAAGGCTTTTTAGTAAAATCCTAGACGTATCAGCTGTTGAAAAAGAGGACCGCGATTTTTTGTCCAAAGGCTAGAGGATGACGGCGGCAGGCAGTTTGAGTTTCGCTTGTGCTTATCCCTCGGGATCAAGCACCCAAACGAGCTGAACCTAACTGCCTGGGAAATTGCGGAGTGGGACGCGTATTTCCAATTACATCCTTTTGGGCCAGACGTTGACCATTTGATGATAGCCAAGGTGTTAGGCATGTTTGGCAACGGAAACGCTGCCAAGCACATGCCAAAGGTTGAGGCTAACATTGACCCAGACACAGCAGCGGCGAACGCATACTTACAGGACTTGATTCGACGTGGCGATTGCTAAGAGCCTAGACATACTACTCAGGGCGCCTACCGGAAAGCTAGACGCAGATTTCCGCAAGGCTGCTGCACGAGCCAATGAGTTCTTTCGCAACGTAGGCGGATTAGCTGCTGGCTTTACTGCTGCGTTTTCAATGGCTGGGTTTGTAGCAAAGATCAATCAGGCGTTTAACGAAGTAGACGCGATTGCCAAACGTGCGTTATCAATTGGAATCGACTTTACAGAACTTCAGGGACTAGATCTTGCAGCGAATCTGTCGGGTGTCGCTGTGGGTGGGCTTGATACCGCCTTTAGAACTTTAACCCGTTCGATTATCGCAGCAAACGACGGCAGTAAGGTTCAGTCGGATTTGTTTCGCAAGCTTGGAATTGAAGCGAAGGAACTGACAGACCTTTCATTCCCGCAACAGTTAGAAAAAATTGCAGCAGGCTTGGGCACGATAACTAACAGCACGGAAAAGGCAAACGCTGCGATACAATTGTTTGGGCGATCTGGTTTACAACTACTGCCACTTTTGGCTAATAACGGCGCCGCACTTGCTGATTCATTAAGGGACGCTGAAAGGCTAGGCGGGTTCTTTACTAGCTCCGAGACCGCAGCGATTGAAGCATCGAACGACGCGTTTACTCGGTTGAACTTTGCGTTCAATGCCATCTTTCAGCGTATTGCAGTGGACCTAGCTCCCGCACTTCAAAGACTGTTTGTAAACCTAACTGAGGCAATCAAACCTGGAACTGCGTTAAATGGCGTAATGCTTCAGTTTGGAAGCTTTCTGCAACTAGGCGTAAACTTACTCAATGAATTCGCAGGGTTTCTTAGGTTCACTTCTGAAGCGTTTGGAACACTAACAGGAAAAGTAGTTGCAGGCGTTGTCGCTGCGTATTCGATGTATCGCGTTATTGGGCTTCTTCGCATGGCATCGCAGTCGTACTTGAGAATACAGAAAGCACTTGCGGTTGTCGAAGCGGCTAGGGCATCGCTAAACGTGAAGACCGCTGCTCTTGTAGTTGGTGCTGGAGTTGCTGTTGCCGTGTTCTCAAATGAACTCAACGGTTTGATTGACCAAATGCTAGGCGTTGGCCAAGCACAGCAGGGAGTCAACGATCAGATTGGCGACTTCATTGATCTGTCTAAACAAGCAGCACAGCCAAGAAAAATTAACCTTGCCAGCGCTACGGCCGGAAGTCAGGCGCCGTTGGAGCAGTTGTTTACGGTTCGCTCGCAAGGCGGGATTGGAGCCGTGGGGGACAAGATAGATCAGACCAATGATATCCTGGGGCAGATACGCGATGGCATGTCACAGGCGGGTAACGTTATTCCCGATGTTGAGGAGGTAACGTTTTAATGAGTGTTGTCGACGTTTGCCCATTAAGAGACGGGATTACTGCTGAATGGGCCATCAATCGAAGAACTTATAGGGTTCCGTTGTTAGTCACTACCGACACAGAACTTGATGGGCCTTATAACGTAATGCTGGGAGTTCAAAGGCAGATACTTGTCAGCACCTACAGTTATGGTTTGGATAATGACCCGTTCGCTGTTCTCGTAAGCCTATCAACACCGCGAAGGGCTGGTAACAATAGGCTAAAAAATAAGTGGATCGTCGAGGCGGTTTATGAGTACGACGCAGAGAATAATCCGCTGTTTACAGGAATTCAAATCGAACCATATTACCTAACCGAACCGCAGCCTATTGTAAAGGCGGAATACGGCGGTGCGTTTGTGTTAAACAACGGACAGTTCGTTCAGAAGAACTTCGGACCTGGGGAGGAAACATACAATCCAGGCTCAAGTTACCCAATAGGGAACAGTGCTAGAGTTCCAATTCTTCCATCTCCTGAGCGCGATGGATCGCAGCCAGCGTATCGTGTTAGGTGGTCTCGGTTAAGTGCGTGGGATGCTACGGCGTTCATCAATACTGTCAATCGTAACACGTTCCTGCTAGAAGGTATAAGGTACATCTACCCACAACCTGGCGCGGTGGCTTCAAGAAAGCCTTTTAGTAAGCTGTTTAACGCAGAGACTGTACGACTAAGAGACGTTCAGCAATCAATCCGAAAGTTTAACGGGGAAGATGTTTACGACGTAACCTTAGAGTTTGTCGAGGACAGTGCGTTTGTTTACGAACTGGACCGCGGAGTTACAGCAAGAGCACAGCCCGGAGACCCCGATGGTAAGGGCGGGACATACAGCGGCGGCGATTTCCCAGAAGGCTCTCCACAGACTAGGGAAATACTTGACGCAAATGGGCAGCCAATTAGCGAGCCTGTTTTACTCAACGGAGCTGGTAAGCCACTCAACGCGATTTCACCTAACCAAGAAATCTATTTGAAGTGGCGCAAGTATCCTAAGTCCGATTTTTCACAAATACCGATAGGAAATTAACATGGCAAACGAAATCACAATGGCAAGCGGGCTGACAGTTCAGAAGGGAAGTCTTAACTTTCAGATTCCACTTAACAGCGTTCAGGTAGATTTAACTGGATCGCGTGTCATCCGCAACGTGCAAGCAGTAGGAACGTCGTACGAAGCGATTGTTGTCGGCGATCTCGCTTCCGCCGGTGTGGCGTATTTTAGAAACCTTGACACGACGAATTACGTTGAGATTGGCGTAGAGGTTTCCGCGGCGTTCTACGCACTTGTTCGACTTAACGCAGGCGAAACAGCGGGGCCGTTTCGATTGTCTACGCTGACGATTTTTGCACGAGCAAACACCGCAGCCGTTAATCTTGATACGATGATTTGCGAGGCGTAACGTGGCTAAGATTCGCAGTCTATCGGACGCAAGCTTGATTGAATTACAGCGAATGAGAGACGACATTCGTGCAATCAAGCGAGCTGTAGAACTGGACCGCGGAAAGCTACGAGACGCAGCAGCGCACTATTTAGTCAAGACGCCCAGCGGTGGGATACCTGCGGCAAGTGGCAGTCCGCTACAGCCTGGGAAAACTGACTGTACGATTCAGCGAGAGATCGGCGACCCGCGAGCAATTTCTGACACGACGCGACCCGTAAGCGTTCACAACTACAGTACGTCGGCGATTGGTGGGAACAAGCTGATAATTGCTCACCGTGATCGGTATGGTGAGTTTTACGCAGAATCTGCCAGCGGTACTGCGTGTTCAGAGCTTGGTGACCTTGAACCTGGTTCCTATCGTGGCATTGCAGGAGCAACCACAGCGCCGGGAGAAACCGGACCCGTTATAGTCACGGGCTGCGACGGTGACGTTACGATTGACGCTGTGAATCATTCAGAGTGTACGTTCTACTTGGGCGACCTAATAACAGTCAACGTCGACCCGTGCTGCGTGGCACACTTTACGGGCTGTTCGTGCTGCGGTTCGGATTGTTGCGATCGGTCTGTTGCGATTTGTATTTGCGGTTTACGGCAGATATTGGCACTGGATGGCGGCGTCGGCACGTTTGATATTTCCGGCTGCATTGACTGCGAAGGTGCGACCATAGCAATAACGATGGCCTGCGAAGCGGGTGTCATTAGTGCAGCGTGGGTGATGACTTGCGGGGAGGACACTGCAAGCGGCACATTAACCGGACTTGATTCTTTATGTGACGCGGAAGAAACAGCGATTGACACATACGTTAATAGCTCCGTTGGGTTTGTTGCCGTTTCCTTTTCCAACACACTGAATGATTGTACTGCCCCATCTGGCCCGCCCGATTGCTTTTGCAACCAATGTCTACAAAATGGAATACTGTTTACAATTAGCGGGCTTTCTGCAAACGATCCATTTACCTGTGATTGTGCAAATTTTGACGGCGACTACTTGCTTCGATATCCAGAGGACGTAACTGTCGAATCTTGTTCCCAAATAAACCTGCAAAGGATCATAGATTTAGGAACATGCGGGGGCGAGGCATTTACGCTAACGCTGATTGCTGGATTACGCTGCGTCGGTAGTCCAACCACTTCACTTAGCTGGGAAACGTCGGCTGCTCTAGCTAGTCCGGTATTCCAGAGCCTAATGCCGCTGGCCACAACAAACATACCGATAGGAGACGTTGTTTGCCCTTTGACTCGCACATTTAACAACACGACGGTCGCCGGCATATCGCAAAGATGCGAAAGTAACGGCGTGACGGTAGTTGCGAAAACGGTGTAATTATGCGTCGGATATTTGTTGAAAATAACGGCAGGCAAATAGCGGTCGGACAGGAAACCCCCAAGACCTGCCAGCACCGGGGGAACCAGATCGATACGATCATCTGCGACCAATGCGGTCAAGGTAAGGGCCAGGCCAAGCCGGTCTACGCTTGCGCGATCCACGGCCGATGTACCCAGAGACTCGAGCGCCGGGGCCAGGAATCGCAGGATCCGCCAGTCAAGGTCTGCATGGGGTGCCCTGATGGGCCGTGGCCCCAGTGACCAAAATCTGTCACTAATCTGTCACCGCCGAAGCGGAAGGCACGGGACTCGAACCCGCAACCCCTTGCGGGGCACATCATTTCCAATCAAGTCCGCGGCGGTTTTCTTTGCCGACTGCTTCAAAATCGCCCCGTTTTTTGGGGGTCGGCTCGTCGGATGACTCCGTTTGCCGGCGC